GTTGGAGTCGGGGCTGCCCGAGGGCGTCTCGGGTTTTGAGGATGAAGAATTCGCCATCGACATCAATGGCGCGGCAAGCGAGCGCCTGGCATTCCTCAAACGAAAAGCGTCCGGAGACCTCGCACTGAGCCGACCACCTCGCAAAGAATTCCTCAGCGAGGCGGTTCCAATCGTCATCGGGCGATTGGGCCTGCGGGCGGATGCCGTCACCGGTCGAGTAGATGGCCATATTGGAGACGATCTCTCGGACGAATCCGGAATTGCGGTGCAGGTAGCGTGAGCGCCGGACAAGTTCATCTCTGACGGTCGGGGAAAGGTCGAGCTTGGCATCACGCGGAGCCGCCCCCGGAACTCTTCCCCTTGCCGGAGACGGATTGGCTGAATCGTAGGGTGAGGCCCACGCCTTCGGCATCAGGGCGGCAGGAAGGAGATAACGGGCGAGTGTCCGGGCGATGGGCATGGGAAGTTATCTGGGGATGAAGTCCACGGAGGATTGAACAACTCGCCGACCGGAGCCGTAGTTCTCGGGAGCCAACTTGCGCAAGGCGTCCTGACAGGCGGCGATAACCACATGGATTTCGTCCAAACGCCGCTTGGTCACCGATGAACCGGAATCCGACCAGGCCGCGAGCGTTTTTTTGAGTTCCGCCTTGTGAACGGTGAAGATTTCCTCCACCTCCGCACGGGTGAAGCCAACCGAGTAGTCAATGGCGGCCATGTTCAATCAGGCTGCAATCAGTCGGATGTAGGAACGCACGGTGGAAGCCAGCCGACGCTTCCGCCAGACCCCGTCTCCAGATTGGCTGTCTCGGCGACCTGCGCCGTTCGTGTTGCCCTCGATTGTATCGATTGTTTCCGGCGAGAGTTGGTCTTTGACGACGATGCCGATATGGGAAAAATCGAAAACGACAAGATCACCCGCCTTGGCGAGTGTGGATTTTTTGAGGACTTTGTGGCCTTTTTCCCTCGCCCACCGCTCGAAGTCGAAAGCCCCGGCGGTTTGGGGACGCCATTTTTCGGCCTCGCGGTCGTTGCGCAACGACAATGCCGCCCGTGCTTCGGGCGAGCGGGACCACTCGCGAAGGATGTGGCAAATGAAAGCCGCGCACCACGGCCACGGTCCCGGCTTGAGCCAAGTGGCGGATTGGAATTCGACAATGCGGGGACCACGGTTATTGCCGCCTTCTTCGTGGGTGCCCACCTCGCGGGAGGCGATTTCGATGAGATTGATGATTGGGTTCACGCACCGGGGGCGGCGTCAACCGGAGGCTCGTCGCCGACCTCCGCAAATTCGCGTCCGATGAGTTTCAACATGACCACCGCCACAACCTGCATGCACTCGCAGTCCCAGTAGTGATTCGGGCGGCTACCGATTTGCTTCCAGATCCACTTCCCGCCATCCTTGACCCGGTGTTCGCTTTCCATTTGAGCGAGGTAATCGTCGCCGATGTCGTCGGGCACTTCCCAAGTTGCTCCCTTTTCCGGGTTCTGATTCCGGCGCAATCGGGCCAAGATGTCCTTCACGTTGAGGTTGCTCCAGTAAAAGACCGAGCAACTGCGGTTGTGGGCCAGCACAACTTTGCGCCGGGGAGAGTAGAACCGGTGGACCGCCCTGCCATCGCGCCCCCGGTGTTGGAAAGTAGCCCGGCGGTCGCCGATGAGGGCGATCCATCCGTGTTCGGCACAGTGGCGATAGACCTCGTAGGCGGCATGTCCCGCATCGAGAAAGACAAGGTTCGGGTGGACTGCAAACCGATCCTGCAACGCCTTGATGTCCTCGAAACTCTGGAGGCGTTCGGCCCACAGCAGGCGCGATGAACCGCGTATGCTCCACGAGCGCACGACGGCAAAGAAATGGTCCAACTGCACGTCAACGGTGACGGCCCGGAGCATGGCCGAAACCGCCCCCGGATCCGCGGGAGCGGCGATGATCTGGCCCGCTTTGTCAAATGCGGCTTCCTCATCCCAGAGTTCTCCCAGGCGGTAGCCGGTCCGTTCGATTTCCAGTTTGTAGTCCTCGCTGGTTTCTCGCCATGGGAGCGCCAACCGTTTTTGATAAAATTGTTTCAGACTCGAAAAGTCGCCCTGCCGCGATACCGCCTTGGCGCGGAGGTAGAGTTCGGCGAGTCGGCCCCAGCTCATCGCACAGAGGCTGTTCCAGTGGAATCCGACGTTTTCCGAGTTGGCTGACGGGTTGGATGCGATGTAGCGACCGGTCTCGTTGAGTTCGCGTCTGGTCCGGTCGGAGTCCTCGAATGCCTGCCCGCATCCCTGGCAGAGGAGCGAGGTCGTGCGTCTGACCTCCTTGTAATTCCACTCCCCGCCATCGCCCCGAGCCGCCTTGCTCCACTCGACGTTTTCCCACTTGTAGGGTTGTTGGAGAGAACACCGAGGACACGCGAACGTCCACTCGCGTTGGTCTGTGGACTCGAATTTGCGATGCGTGTCGTCGCCCTCCTCACCCGCCTGCGAGGCGAACAAACATTTCCCAAGCCATCCGAATGCCGTGACCCGAGCTTCCGCTTCGGCCATGTGCCCGGGAGGCCAGCGCCACGTCTCGTCCCCGATGAGCCAGCGGATCGAGCGCCTTTGAAGATTCGTCTTGTTGTGAGCGCCCAAGATCCAGAGTGTCATCCCGTTTGCAAAGTGGATGGCCGTGTTCTTTTTCTTGTGACGGTCGCGAGGGTAGAGCGAGCGAACGGGAGCGCACTCGTCGAAGAGTTTCTGGAGGCGGGATTCCGACTGATCCTTGGCGTCTTCGTCGGTTTGGTCGAGCCAGAGTGCAGGGCCGGGAAGATTGGCAATGATGTAGGCGATTCCAATTTCGGCCACGCTGGTTTTGCCTGCCTGAATGGCGGCGATGATCGAGACGAGTCGGACGCACGGATCGACCAGCGCCTCAAGAGGTTCGCGCAACCACGGGGAATGGTCGCTGCGAAACCGCCCAGGGACGGGCGAATACGGAATCGAGACGACGTGTTCCTCGGCCCATGCCCACGGAGGGCGCCGGTCGGGAGGGCGCCAGACACCGCGCCAAATCTTATCGAGCGCCGCCATCCTGCCCCTCGTGGAGAAGTGCGGCGAATTCGTCCACCGCAATCGAGATTTCCCTGCGGATGCCCACCGCATCCAAGCCGGACAGAACCGGCGGAAGTTCATTTTCGAGGCGTTTGCGCAGGAGGGCTACCGCCTGCCCAACGTGGTAGGACCAGCGCGTTTGCACGTCGTCCAAGAGAACGTATTCGCCCTGTTTGACCTTGAGGCGGAATTCGCGCTCCATGACCTCGGCCAAGAGTTTGCGGGCCTTGAGGGAGGATTCTGTATCGCTCATCTCGTCACCGCTCTTGAGTCCCTGGGCTTTGACAAACTCGCGCCATGCCGCGACCTCGTGAGTGCCATTGGCATTGGCAGCGGGAGCGCCTTCGAGTTTGCGCCATGCGTGGATGGCCTGCCTGCTGACTCCCAGGGCTTCGGCCAGTTCGTTGAAATTGGATGCCAGAACCAAGTCGCTTGCGGACGACCCGGCAGCCATCGCCTGGAGCATGTTGCGCTCGGCGCGGCTCAGCTTGCCTCCTGCCTGAACTCGCTGGATCAGGTTGGAGAAATCTCGGTTGAGGAGTTTGCGGGCGACTTCGGGCGGAATGGCTTCCATGCCCTCGCCCGTGGCGTCAACCGGTGGCGTTTCCCATTGCTTCCAAATACGCTGTGATTGCGTCTTCTACCGAGGGCAGGAGTAGTTCGATCAGCTCCGGTTCCATGAACTCAAAATCGTCGGGGATGTCCAAGTCGGAAAAGGGAGGCCAGTTCTCGATGTCTGGAAACTTTGCCCTGATGCGTGCCTCATATTTCGACTCCATGACCAAGACCAGAGAGGCCCACGCCAAATCTTTTTGGGTGATCCTCCGTCTGCTGGTGTCGCTTGTCCCAACCGAGCGGACGGACAGCCGCGCATCGGCGGAGAAGAGGTTTTCGGCAGTTGGACTGCGGCGGAGGTTTCTGCCGCAAACAAAAAGGACGTTGATTCGACTCATGCGGGGAATCCTCTTCTCTTTCTGCTCATCGAAAAATCGGCAAACCGATGCACGGCAATAGTGCTGACCTCAATCAAGGTCGGGGAGATTGTCCCGATGCACAAGCAACTTGATCGAGCGGCCCACTCCGGGAGTGCGGGAAATGAACCCCTTCTTTTCAAGCGTGAGGATCATCTGGTGGACCGTGGGAGGTGTGACTTGGAAGAACCGCTGGAAATCGGCCTCCGATGGCGTGGTTCTGTTGAGTTTCTGGAAGTAGTAGATGAAGGCGAGATACTGGCCCTGCGTTGTGGTCGGAGTGTTCATGGACGGGGAGGTTTGTGACCGATGGTTTTCAAAAGGGCGTTGAGCCCGTAG